TGCCTCACTTACTTTACTTACTTTTAACATTTTTTGAAATAAAGGTGTACTTAATGTCCATTCTTGGTCGCACCAACAACAAGGTAATAGATGACCTCTATTACTCATAGCCATTTGTTGTTTGCCATTCATACATTGGGCAACAAACTTACCTTTTAAATCATGTTTCTTGTCTGACATCTGGTCTAATATATCCTTTATATCCTAAATTGTATTCTTTTTGTTTTGGTCTTAATGGATCGTTTTCACTCATCCAACGAGATGAATGTAAAACTATAAACATTAAACCCTCATCTATTGCCATTTGTTTTGCCTTTTCTAAATTATGTTCATTATAACTAAACACTATAAACTGCCACGATGGCGTTTGTTGTAAATGTTTTTTTGCCTCTAACATAACCTCGTATAACTTTTGACCATCTTGGTTGATACGATACATATTACTTTCTTCAGGCAAACCATCTATTGCAAATATCCATTTTGCTTTAGGGTGTGCTTGAAATGCTTTTATATACCACTTCATAGGTTTTTGTGAAGACGCATTATGCACCGTAACTTGTATATCTTTCTTATATAGGTACTCTAATATCTCAACAAAATGAGGATGATGAACAGGATCAGATAACTGACCACAAAAATTAAATGATGAAAAATAATCAGATAACTTTCTTATTTCGTCCATTGTAGCATCCCTACCATAAACTTTTCTGCCTTCAAGTGTAAAGTTAGTTTGTCTTTGACATCTCATACACTCTAAAGGACACCTATTGCTTATGTCAATGTTTATGCCTTTCTTTGATCTTCTATAAAATGCTATATCACTCATTTGCCTTTTCTTACTATCTTATTACCAGAAGAATCAAACCATTCTTCTATCTTTAACGTATCAACACCATCATCTAAACAATGTTGTTTACATACGGTAGGTATTTTATCTAAATCACCTTCTTTTAAAATATTATAAAACTCTACCCATTCTTTTGAAGATACTATATCTTTTAAACTTTTATTTTTACTTATGTCACTAACATTTAATAACTTTTTAATTTCAGGATATTCAATCCATCTAGGTGTATCAATATAACAACAAGGTAATAATCTACCTCTATTATCTACAGCCATTTGTGTAGTAGTATTCATACATTTAGGTCTAAACTTTGTCATAACCTTTATCTTTATATTGTGCTGACCATATACTATAATCTTTGTTTTTAGGTCTTAACGGATCATCTTCAGAAAACCATTTTGATGAATAAGTTAAATTAAAGTTTATACCATTTTTCTTTGCTAATTCTCTTGCCTCATCTACATCTTTTTCGTTATAAGAAAATACAATATATTGCCAAGAAGGCGTTGTATTTAAATGTTTTTTAGACTCAATCATTATATCAAAAAGTTTTTCACCATCTTGGTTAATTCTATATAAACAACTATCTTTAGGCAGACCATCTATACCAAATACCCAACGCATATCAGGATGTGCTTGAAACGCCTCTATGTACCATTTTTTAGATTTTAAAGATGAAGCATTATGTATAACACCGTCAACGTTTTTCATTTTACATAATCTTAATATATCAATAAAGTATTCGTTATGCACAGGATCAGATAACTGACCACAGAAATTTATTGATTTAAAAAAATCAGTTATTTTCATAAAGTCTTCTATCGTTAAATCATGTCCAGGTATTTCTTTATTACTTTTATAATAAGTTTGTCTTTGACATCTAGGACATTCTAATCCACATCTTGCTGATAGATCAACATTGACGCCAGGATTCTCACCTATATCTCTTGTAAAAAATTGACTATTCATAAATTACAGATAATAAATTTTCTATTTTATCTTTTTGTTCAGTTAAACATTTTGCAGGTCTTTCCCAATACACTCTGCCACCATCACGTTTATATTTATCCCTTAAATAAATCACCTCTTTTTTCAACCATCTAAACTCATTAAATAAACGAGGTGCAGGATCAAAGTTAGGTTTTGTATATACATATGTTTCAAACTTACCTAGTATGTTTTTGATAGGCACCATTAGATTGTTTAGTTTAGGGTTTATAAATTTGTCGTTGTATGTTATAATGCCGTGATCAGGATAATTATGTATGTGTTTTTCTATTTCTTTATAATATATTTCATTTGTGCCTAAAAACAAATACTTGTATTGTATATCTTCTTTTATAGGTTTGTAGATACTATAATTAATTATCTTTTCAAACTGATCGCCTATACCATTTTCATATACGTCATGGTCACATAAGTCAATTACTTTTTTAGGTTTGAAATGTTGTAACGCAATAGGATATTCTTTAGGATGATTTTCAGAATATACAGATATAAGATTGCCACTAAACAATAGATGTAAAGTTAGTAGTTGATCGTTATCGTAATTACGTTTGTTTAGGTATGCCAAAGTTAGTTGACTTCTACCCATAATCAAAGTTATATCATTTGCTGTTGGTGTGTAAAAATCAAATACTATATTTTCATATTTTATATAACACTCGTTTATAGCATTGATGTAGGTCTGTTGAGAAAATCTAGGATCTCTTACAATAATTAATTTTGCATTTATACCTAGATCATTAAGAAAACAACAATGTTCATAACTATAATGTAGAAGGCCATCGCCAGGCTTACTTGTACATACTATATTTACATTTTTCATACTATATTATAACACACTCCATACGAATCGTCAACTATTTATCGTCTAAATAAGTATATGAATATGAGTGAAAATAGTATGTTATTTGCATTATCCGATATTACCAAAAATGGACTTTGTATAGGGTGTGGTCTTTGCCAAAGTATTGTTGGTGAAGATAAAATTACAATCTCAATGACAGATAAAGGACGGTTAGAACCCGAAGAAGTTAAACCATTATCTAGTGAAGAATTTGATAAAATAAAAAAAGTATGTCCTGGTGTTTTAGTAGAAGGATTGGCAAAAGAAGAAGTAAATGAAAATTCTAAACATGATTTAATTTGGGGATATTACAACTCTCTATTTTATTCGTGGTCTACTGATCCAAAGATTAGATTTCAAAGTTCCACAGGAGGGTTTCTAAATGGTTTATCTTTATACTTATTAGAAACTAAACAGGTTGATTTTATTCTTCATACAGCAGGAGATCCTGATCAACCAATGAGAAGTATTCCAAAGTTTAGTTACAATAAAGAAGACTTATTAAATTGTGAAAGTAGATCAAGGTATGGTCCTGCTTCATCTTTAAGTAAGTTTAATGAAGCATTAGATAAAAATCAAAATTTTGCATTTATTGGTAAACCTTGTGATATTAGTGCTATAAGACAACTATCTAAATCAGACGAAAGAGTAAATAAATATTGTAAATTTTTGCTTACATTAGTATGTGGTGGCTTTTCAGAATTTACAAAATCACAAGATTTCATAAAAGGTTTTAATGTTAAAGAGGAAGAGTTAGAAACTTTTAGATATAGAGGATATGGAAATCCTGGACTTATGTATATCAAAACTAAAGATGGTAGAGAACATAACGATACATATAATAATTTTTGGAATGGTACATTTGAAGAAAGCGGATTTAACTCAATGAGTGCATGGGAGAAATCATGGAAAATGCACTTTAGATGTAAAATTTGTCCTGACGCAATAGGTGAAAGCGCTGATATAGCTGCACTTGATACATGGAGTGGTGGATCTCCTGAAGGAGAGAACGAAGGTTTTAATGGAGTAATTGTAAGAACTCAAAGAGGAATTGATCTAATTAAAAATGCAATGAAAGCAGGTTATTTAGAAAAAGGTGATGATTTAAGTATTGATGATCTTAATGAATTTCAACCTCATCAAGTAAATAAAAAAACAGCAGTTTATGCTAGACACCTCGGAATGAAAAAAAGTGGTTTGCCTACTCTTTATACTGATGGTTTAAGAATAAAAGAACTTTATGATAAAAATGATAAAGAATATAATACTAAAGAAGAACAAGGAACAATAGAAAGAATTTAATATGTTATTTGCAGACAACGTTGATAAAAAACTTTTACCTAAAAATATTCTTATATTAAATGCTCGTAAAAAAAATGAAACTATAGTAGAGTTTTGTTTAAAGTACGGCATTAATTTTAAGATGTTTGAAATAGGCGATAATCCACATTTTAATATAAGTCCAAAATTAAAACCACATACTACATTTCTTCCAGAAAGACTATATTTAAATCCACAATATTATATAAAAAAATTAGATTTTGTACCTGAATATATTATTAATTGTAGAGATGAACATTCAATAGTTAAAATGGAATATGAACTTATGAAGCATTGGAAACCTAAAACAGAATTTGATGAAAGGGCTTTAAAGTTTTTTGTATCTAAAAAAGAACAAGACCGAGTATGTAAATTAATGGGTATACCTACTTTAGATGAAGGAGGACCTGATGATAAAATTATAGTAAAAACAGACATGGGGTTTTCAGGCGGTGGTCATGGTTATAAAATTGTTGACCATAAAAAAGATCATATAGTAGAACCAAATGATTTTATACAAAGATATATTGATTATGATTATACAATTGATCAACACTTTATAATTGATGATAATGGCGACTATCATATATATAATCATTTTTTAGGTGTATTTGGAGATGATAATGTTGTAGGTAATAATATTGCATATCTGTATAAGTATCCATATCCAACTCGCTATTTTGAAAAAGAAGATATTGATATAATACATGAGTTTTTTACAAAATTAAAAGATCATATAAGTGTTAGAAACAGGATTGGTATTTCAGAATTTTCTAAAGAAAGAAAGACTGGCAAATTACGTTTCCAAGAATTTAATTGTAGACCATCTGGTGAATTTGAATTAGGTGGGTATGATTGGAATTCAGGTAAATTTAATACAATAGTAGATTTTTTTACAAATAACATACAAGAAGAAATAGAATACTATCAACAAAGTACAGAAATATATTTTGATAATGTATATAATAATGCAAAATTTGGTTGGGGAAACGGAGAAGGTTTAAAAATTGAAAGATTACCCTTTAAAGAAAGAATAAAAGTATTTAATACAAAGTCAAAATAGAGTATAAATAGTACTATGGCAGCTGTAGCAAATTTTAATATAGACCAAGGAACAACTTTCAGTTCAACCGTAACGGTTAAAGATAGTACGGGTAATCCGTTAGATTTAACTGGTTATACGGCAACTGCAAAGATGGCTTTGGGTTATGCAAGTACAAGAACACGTACAGATTTAACTATAGAATTTACGTCAGATAGAACGACTGGTGGTGTCACCATGTCACTAACTGCAACGCAAACAGCAGCTTTAGAGGCACCTGCAAGATATGTTTATGATTTAGACATAACAGATTCTTCAGGTACCGTAACAAGAGTAATTGAAGGTCTAATGACGGTTAGACCTAACGTATAATAAATAAGGAGAAATATAACATGAGTAGTGAAAATATCAACTCAACAACAGCACCTGCGACAGAACCAACTTTTACTATAGAAGGTAAAGACTATAAGAAAAGTGAATTGTCAACTAAAACTTACAATTCTATTATAGTAAGACAAGATTTGCAAGCAACTAAAATCAAACTTTCTTTAGAG